AAGCGTTCTGGTCTTGGTATGTTGTTAGAAATTGGCGGCATGGATAAATGCTTAGAACATTTTTCAAAACTGATATGCGACAAAGAACAAGACCGATGCTGTGCCATTGTTTTTGCTCAGTGTGAAAGTGACAATGTGGCGCAAAGAACAGTTGATGCGATAAGGGGTAAAGCATGACACAAGATGAAATCATTCCACTGCCACAGTATTTAAATGCTTCCTATGAGGGAGATGATTTGTATACAGGTAAACAATTGATTGAATATGCCAAACTGGTAGCCGCCAAAGAGCGTGAATGGGTAGGGCTGACAAATGATGAATTGACAAATCTTTTATACGACACCAATTTAGGTCAACAAAGTGCAGTTTTACAAGCTATAGCACTTTTGAAAGAAAAAAACACATGAAATCAGCATTTGATTACAAAGGTCAGTCATCGGTCTGGTTAACTGACACCAAAATGAAGCGGTTTAAACAAGGTGAGGAGTTTGCCAAGCGCAAGCAAGACAAGCGAGGCATCCATGAGCAAAACCAAGTGTTTATCTACTCCAAAGCCCTGTCCAACAAAAAATGATTCAGCAGATCAGGACATTCTTTGGCAGACAAAGAGGGGAAAGCGGTAAGCGAAGAACTGAAGTAAAGATGGGAGTTGCTTGGATTTGCTTGAGTTGCGGCAAAGTGTTCACTAACAAAGCACTTGCAGACATTCATAAGTGCATTAGGGAAATTCCCTATATCAATTACGATAATGTCTGACAGAATACACACATTGATAGGTTTTTAAAAGGAGTGAATGATGATTGATTTAGAGAGAGATAAATGGATGGCACTGCAAGACCTAAGCCCCTCAGATGTTGCAGATGCGATATGCGATAGTCAGGCAATAGTCGAAGCAATCCAATCAAACGCATGGGCTGATGTTGCCGATATGGTTCGATCAAGAGTCGAACTCAAGGCAGAGAGATTGGCACAAGTCGCAAACGATCTACCACTTACCCGTTGGGTTGATAGTGAAGAAGAACTCAATCTCTGGCGTTATTACCGCATGGAATTACAGCGTGAGGCTATTGAGCAAAACAAGCCCAAATTACCTAAAATCAACCCTTACACCAGCGAGGCCAGCAATGAAAACTAAGCTGAATTTAGAAAGAATCATTGAGGAGCATTCCAATGAATATTACTGTGCGTTCTGTATTAAACCTCGTGACCCAGCAATTCAATGTTGCAATGACTCGTTTTTTATCTTATTTCGAGATTTGGACACCCACACTCAGTTTGAAAGAGCGCACGAAATTGCGACAAAAGGCGGCTAAACGCATGAAAGACCAGCCTAAAACAATGAGGGTGGTTATGCCATCCAAACTCATCACTGACCCAACATTTGGGTATGTGAACTCAGCCCAGACCAATGTGTCTGAAACATGGAAAAAGCATTCAACAGGAGTGAAAAATGCTGGATTATTCAACAATCCTAATGCGGATAGAAAGAACGACAAAGAGTCTGGAGCAGAAATGCCTACACAAAAGATTCGAAGGGTTCAATAGCGATATTTCCCAAATCCACAGCGATCTAACGCTGTTGGCAATGTGGGCAGTCAATCAAGAGGCGATAGATATTTTTAACGATGCAATGGGAGTCAAGGAATGAATAGAGAACAGGTGTTAATAGCAGGTACTTTGCTTGAAAGAAAAGAGTCAATCAATAAGTTATTGTCAACAAATGTCAATAATCACACTGAGAAAAAAGGCAATTTGACATATCTTTCATGGGCGTGGGCATGGGCAGAAGCACTCAAAGCTGATGAAGATGCCACCTACAAAGTTGAAATGTTTGGCGACAAGTGTTACATGGACATAAACGGCACTGCAATGGTGTTTGTCACGGTCACAATGTTCCGCAAACCAGTGACTTGCCAGCTTCCAGTAATGGACTACAAAAACAAAGCAATCCTCAATCCTGACGCATTTGCAGTCAACACTGCCATCATGCGGTGCATGACTAAAGCACTGTCACTGCATGGTTTGGGTCTGTATATCTATGCTGGAGAAGACTTGCCTGAAGGCGAGGGTTCAGACATAGATGTCAACAGCATGATTGACCATTTGGCGGCTATTGAAGCGGCATCCACGATTGAGGAGTTGAAGAATGTTTACACAGTTGCTTATGGTGCTTGCGGTACTGATAAGGCTTGGCAAAAGAAAGTGATTGATGCTAAAGAAAAGCGTAAAGGAGCATTGAAATGAGTGAAGTTGAACAAGGTACACCAGAATGGTTTGCACAGCGTTGTGGAAAAGCTACTGCTTCTCGTATCTCTGACATTGTTGCCAAAACAAAGACAGGTTACAGCGCAAGCAGAGCAAACTACATGGCGCAGTTGGTAGTCGAGCGCATGACCAACCAAGTAGCAGAGTCTTACTCAAATGTAGCAATGGAATGGGGAACAGAAAACGAACCATTTGCCAGAGCCGCATATGAGGTTAAAACAGGCAATACAGTCGATCAGATAGGTGCTATTGACCATCCACGCATTGCCATGTCTGCCGCCTCTCCTGATGGGCTTATTGGTGATGATGGATGCTTAGAGATCAAGTGTCCACACACTTCTACCCATATTGCCACCCTCTTGGGAGAAGAACCAGTTAAGAAATATTACGACCAGATGCAGTGGCAAATGGCGTGTACAGGCAGGAAATGGTGCGATTTTGTGAGTTTCGACCCACGGATGCCATCGCACTTACAACTGTTTGTCAAAAGAATCGAGCGCAATGACTCTTACATTGCAGAACTCGAAAGTGAAGTTGTCCAGTTTCTCAGTGAAGTGGATGACAAGGTTAAAAAACTCAATGAAATCAAGGTGTAAATATGGAACAGCGTGACAATTCAGGTGTACTTTTCAAGAACGACAAGAAAGAAAAAGACAATCACCCAGACTACAAGGGCAACATTCGTGTTGATGGACAGGACTTCTGGCTGTCAGCATGGATTAAAGAGGGTAAGAACGGCAAGTTCATGGGACTAGCAGTCAGCCCTAAAGACGATCAGCCACAGCCTCAAAGCAAGCCTAAAGCTAGGATTGAGGACATGGATTCAGATATTCCGTTTTAATTAAAAAGGGGAGAAAACTCCACATCTTGTATATGTGAGGCTTACAACTCTCCTCGTTAATCATGGTTGTAAGCCGCTTGCAACAACCAACCACAGGTTGAATATACTGAAGTGGTGACAGTCGGAGAGACGACAATGTAAGTGAACACTAACTTTGATAGGAGTTGATATGACTTTGAGTTTTGAAGAACGAAAGCAAATCTGGTGGGAATGGCATAAGGAAAACCCACAGGTTTGGCAATATTTCGAAAAGTTTGCTCTAGAAGCAGTAGGACTAGGGCGCAAGAAGGTCAGTCACTGGCTGATAATCAACAGAATCAGGTGGGAAGTCACCATAGTCACAACAGGCTCAGACTTCAAGATCAGCAACGATTACATTGCCTTTTACGCAAGACTCTGGCAAGCTAAGTATCCTCAGTACAAGGACTTATTCAACACTAAACAGATGATTGGAGAGCCAAGATGATTGAAAATGTACTTAACATAATTATGCTTTTGGCAATGGGTGGAGCATTACTCATGCTTGGTATTTGGGTAATACTCCACTTTTTTGACGATTAAGCCATCAGAACATCAATGGCAGTCTGGGTTCGGGCAACCCTGTCATCCAAACCATGTGTACCGCCATTGATTCTCTTGGTCAGACCCGTCATATCATTGGCATCAGCAAACTGATTCAGCTTGTTTTTGTCCCAAAACCACCCTGCTGACAAGGCGGCATATTGTGGGGTAGATACCAAATCAGGTTCTTCCACCAAATCCACGCCTAAAGCCTCTCCACAAGCTCTGTAGTTGTCTTTTCCTGTCAACTGAATCAAACCCCTGCCACGATACTTAAATCCGTCTCCAGAGGCTTCATTTCCATTACCCATACGATCAGCATAGACCTTATTGGCAATCTTCTCAGGATTGCGGTGGTAAGGCTGTGCAACATCCAAACTAGGGAAACGCTTAGGCCAAACCTTTGTCAAACCCTCTGCACTATAGTTCAGGTTTTCTTTG